AGATGGGCCCCAAAGGCCGAAGGGTTATATAACGCAGTTATTAGACTTCACAATGCTGGTAAAAAAATAAACAGTCAAGAGGCTAGATCAATCACCGATACTGCTTATGATGGCAGCGATGCTTACAATGATCCAGAATCTGCGGCTATCGACTTGCCAAGAATATACGCACAACAATATCGCGCAATTTCACAATTTATCGAAAACTTACCAAATCGCAAACCTAACACCATACACGAGCAAGGTGTAGCGGAAGCAACAGGCGATGAGAAATTTGATACCATGATGGGCAGGATGCAGAAAGAACCACAAATTCCTGATCCACAGATGCCGCCGACGGATGTAAAAGATCTATACCAATGGGCAGTAAAAAACAACAAACCCTATCATAAAACTTTTGCCACTTGGGCCAATAGAGAAGGATATAAGTCTGTTGCCCAGGCATTACAGAAAGCGGGCGATTTAGATAGTGATGCCTTAGATTACTGGACTCCTGCGGCCTGGAAAGCGTGGCACGGTGATGATTCTGAAATGCCCCAGGCGTGGAGTAAAGAGCGTATACCCGACGAGTTAAGAGATTACCTCGAGACCGTGTTTGATGCATATGATAATATAGTGTTTGATTGGCCTACTGAATATCGTCAAATTGGTGAGCAAGGTGTGGCGGAAGCATATAAAAAATTATCAGCAGGTGAAAAATTGTCAAGAGCAGTAGCAAGACAATCACAAAAAGATAAAGATGCAAGGACAGGACTAAGTGGTTTAGATTTTGAACAACATCAACGACAACTACAGGCTATGGCAGATAGATTAAAACCTAAAGAACAAGATACTAAGGAAGAAATGCTTCCTCCTAGTGATTTTGAAGGTTGGCCAAAGAATCAACTAGGTCGCAAGGGACAATTAATGGGTAAAACAAAAAGACCTGCTCGTGCTGGAGATTTAGTTGGAGAAGTTGCCGGCCCAGAACATTGCTGGCCAGGACATAGAAAAATTGGCACACAACCAGGAACTGGTAAAAACAAAGGTAAACGTGTGAATAAATGTGTTAAGATCGGAGAAGGCTGGGAAAATAAAATCTCATCGTTAGTAGAAATGTTAAAATCAAAATGAAACAATATTATATAACTAAAGAAAATATTTTGCAAGACAGTCCCGATGACTGTTATCTAGCACCCGAAGATCCTATCCAAGAACTTAAAATAGCCAGTTATATGGGAGGATTAGGTTCGGAAGTGAGATTAGCTGAATATAGAGCAAAGGTAGTAGAAGCAAGCAAGGTAAATACTGGTGCTGTTAACAAAGCAGCATATATGAAAGAATTTAATATTAAACCAGGAACACCTGCCTGGTTTGAACTATGGTACGGTGGAAAATAATATGGAAGAATTACAGAAGGCCGCAAAGATTGGATTTGCAAGTGAATTTAGTTTTTATCTAAAAGCACACAATTTTCATTGGAATGTAGAAGGTTCAGACTTTTTAGAATATCACGATCTGTTTGGAAAAATTTATGAAGAAGTATACGGTAGCATTGATGATTTTGCAGAAAAAATTCGTGCTATTGGAACTTATGTTCCTGCTAGTTTTTCAAGATTTAGCATGTTGACTCAGATTGCGGATGAAACAAATATCTTAACCAAGGACCTAATGGTTGCAGAATTAATGGCCGACAATGACAAATTAATTAAAGTATTAAAACTTGTGTACGACTTAGCAGAGCAATCAGGAGAACACGGTTTTAGTAATTTCCTGGCTGAAAGAATGGATGCACATCGCAAACATGGTTGGATGCTACGTGCAAGCACAAAATGAATTTCATAAGATTTTTATCAGAAAAATCTCAGGTTGAGCCTTTTCATCCCAACGTTTCTGCATTTGGTAATAGAGATCCCTATGATATTAATGCTAGATTAGCAAAATTACATCCTGAATTTTCTGCAAATTTAAAAAAAGCCCTCGATGACTCGGGATTAAAACTAGGTGTTACCGATGCAGTTAGGACCCAAGCGGAACAGGATGCGCTGAAATATAGACAAGATCCAAAAACTAAACAATGGTATACCAACCAAGATCGACCAGTTGCAAATAGCGTTGCATCGCATGGTGGTTATGCAATAGATGTTAATCCTGCAGATGCTAGACAACTTAATGCGTGGTTACAAAAAAACGACCCGGACGGAAAAAAATATAATCTGCAATATCTCGGTAATGCAGATGATGTACATATACAGGCAAAAAATTGGCAACAACTGTCAAATAAACCAGCCTTTACTCCTTCCCTTGCAGACAGAGCCGCAGACACAACCAAAAGTGTAGTAGACAAAGCCGCATCAGCGGCTACCTCCACAGCTCAGGCAAAAACAGATAAAGTTGATCCCATGCGGGTTCCACCACCAGAACCTGGCAGCGAAGAATACAAAAACAGATACGGTGATTATAAATTGCCGCCTGAAGATAAACGCGGTAGTATACAAAGACATTTAGACAGTAACGTATCACCTTATAGTCCTACTGCTGGAATGTTAAGCGCATTATTTGGAAAAGATTGGAGGACTGACCCTAACGCATTTACTTCAAGAAATGCTATGATACAGGCTGCAAAAAATCCAGGATTAGCGCCATCTATAAGAATAGCTTTAGGAGCCTCCGCGGCAGCGATCCCTAAATCAACAACTACTGATAAGCAAACAACTACTGACAAACCTGTAACGACTCAAGCATCGCAAAATAGTAATGATAACATCGATACACTTAAAAAAAATGCAGGCATTTCTAAAACTCAAGATACCGCAAATAAAACAGGAGATACACAACATCCTGCAGGCACTATTGTTAATCCAGACTGGAGTTCAACCAAATATAGAGATCTAGGACCTCTTGTTAAAGGAACCGATGGCACGTGGAGAACTCTAGATGGAAAATCATCAGCTACGGACAAGTCAATCGTTTCAATGGCTGAAAAATTACCTCCAGGTAAGGGTCCCGAGATCACCGGAGTTGTTCCCGGAACTAAATCTGACCTAGGGTTTGACAGCAGTATGCTATGGGGTAAGGCTGAAAAAAGATATGACGGGAAATGGTATGACGGGCTAGGAAGAGCTTTACCTGCTGATAAAGCGGCAGAAGCTGAAAAACGGGCTGCCGCGTCTCAGCCTGCACCTACTTTACAAACTAATTTAGGTAAGGTTGACGCAACCGCCGATAATAGCTCTCGGGCAATCGATACAGCTAAATCAGCGGCGTCTAATACGGTATCGGCGGTTACGGGTTCTGCCAATGCAACACCAACAAAAGCAGTAGCACCTAATGTTTCAGCACAAAACAATCCGTTAGCTTTAGATAAAGGCGAAGAAGTTGTTGTACCCAATTCTAAACCTGCATCTAAACCTGCATCACCATCAAATGTTGGCAAGGCTACAGATGCTGGGACTTCGGCATCTGCACAGCCAATTGTTAGTAAGTCATCTATATCTCCAACTACTGAACCTAAACCAGGAAGTTGGCAATCATTGTATAAGTCAAATCAAAGTAATATAGGCACAAATCCAGATTTAATTAAACCTGGTCAATCATTAACCATACCTGGACAAGATAAACCGTATACAGTAAAATCTGGAGATACACTTAGTGGCATTGCATCTAATTTAAATAAATCACCACCACCTGTTGTTAGTACACCACCAATAACTCGTTCGTTAGTACCACCCCCACCTGTTGCGAAACCTCCAGAATCTGTTGCTAGTACACCACCTGTCGCTAAATCTCCAGAACCTGTTGCTAGTACACCACCTGTCGCTAAATCTCCAGAACCAACAGATTCTATGAGAAGTTTAATAGATAAAGTCAGTAATGCAGATTCCTCAAATTCTTCTAGCACACCCTCAGCTACGTCTGTTAATAGCACTTCAAATTTACCATCGCCTCCTAGTGCTCCTAGTGCTCCTAGTTCTACAACAGATTATTCTATATCTAAACCTCCCACAAGTTCAATTGGATTAAAAAATACACAGATTCCTAACTCCAGCTTGTCAGTTAGTGATATAAAAAGCAGAGATTGGACTGGGTATCCAACTGTTAGTTCAACAACCGGAAATACCGGATTAACTAAACCAGCTGAACCAATAAAGCCGACACAAACTTTAGAACCTGTTACAATTACTCCAACCCCTAAAATTCCTACAGTAGATCTAACATCTAATACACCTCCACCTCCACCTCCACCACCGCCAGTAATACCAGCAAAACCCGAGCCAACGCCAGCAAAACCTGATGTAGATATTGCTAACAACGACACCGAACCAGAAAAAACTACATCAGAAAGTACAGCTAAATTAGGAAAATGGAGTTTTATTTCAGGCCTGATATAAAATAAATAACATTAACATTTGGAATATACATGAGAGCTAAAGAATTTATTACAGAACTAAGCGTTAAGCCAGGCGGTAAAATGCATCCTCATCACGCCGCTGTACAACAAGGAGCTATTCTTGCTCGAGATGTTGGTGGCTATGATCGTACCTATCACATGAATCGATTATTAATGGCTGCTGCCATAGCTGACGGTTCAAGCAAAAAACCCATCGATATAGACGACAGTAGTTTTGTTGAAAAATATAATGTTATTTTTCCATATACTGATATCGAACATATGATGATGTTACAAGCAATGGCAACGATCCCTACAGACGGAGGAGAATTGAAGAAACGAGGTAAGAGCAAAGAGCCAGAAGATACATATACTGTAAGCCCTGTAAGTAATTGGAATCCTATTAAAAAGAAGAAAAAAAATGAAGATTAAAGAATTATTAGAATCTACATCTGCTGTCAGTGTAACAGGATCTGGAGCCATTGCTACTGCGCCTGTTGCAAAATCATCAGCAATAATAACACGAAGCGGTACTAAAAAAATCAGTAAGAAGAAAGCTGGCGCAAACGCTTTAGATAGCAAAGGGAGTTTATTAGCATGAATGAAGGCAAAAGAGGTTACAAAGAAATCAAGCATGTAGCTTCACCAAAAAAACCAATTAAGAAAAGAAACCCAGTAGCCCATGCGGCACAATCTGTTGCTAAAGGTTCTGGCGCACACAAAGATAAAAAGAAAGCCGATAAACAAGGTGATATGAAACATAAAAAATCAGAGTTCTCTATGCTTGAAGGAACTCAGTACGATCAAAAATTAAACCTTATGTTTAAAATGGCAGTATTAGAAGATAAGATATCAGAGACAGCACCAAAAGGTTGGGAAGGCACAGTCAAGGCCATGAAAAAGCACAAGGAAATCGATAATCCATATGCTCTAACAAACTGGATGAAAAATAAGGGCTACAAGAGCCACAAAAAATCAAAAAATGTAGAGGAAGGTTTGAACGAACACGGAGACCACGAGGGAGAAATGGCTCGTGGACAGTTAATAGGAGCGGCTAAGCAGGCTATGGAATTGGCTAGACTTATGGGTAATGATGCCCAATTAGATGCATGGGTACAAACAAAAATTAGTCTAGCCGCAGATTACATAGATACTGTACATCAATTTTTATTAAACAATCAGCAAGACGTTAACAAATAATTCATAAAAGACTTGACTTCTCCTGTGTATTACTATATACTATAGAACACAGGAGATTTTTATGAGTAAAGCATTTGGTGCGCCAGAACAGGCCAAGATTAAACAAATTGTAGCAGAAGGCGTTACAGTTATGCAGGAAATTCAAGACCTTACTGAAGGACTGAATGAAACTATTAAAGCAGTTGCAGAGGAATTGGAAGTAAAACCTAGTGTGATTAAACGGGCGATCCGTATAGCGCAGAAAGATCAATGGGATCAGGTATTCCGTGAATTTGACGATCTAGAAACTATTGTGGACATTAGCGGTCATGCTAATCGTAGAACAGATGAATGATTTATTTTTTGGAATCTTTAGTTGGATCAGAGACGATTGGCGGAGCAACAAGTTTCGGTTTTGCATTGAAGTGTTGGCTTGGGCAATCTCAATTGGTTGTAGTATCACTATGGCCATGACAGTCCCTAATCCACCTCTTCTTACTTTATATCCTATTTGGATTAGCGGTTGTTCTATGTATGCTTGGGCTAGTTGGACTAGGCGATCATTTGGCATGTTAGCTAATTATATATTGTTAGTAAGTATCGATTCTGTTGGATTGATACGTATGTTGAGTTAAATACTATTGAGAAAGGTCCTGCGAGCCATAAATCGTTAGAATAAGGTTGCCGGCCATAAGCGGTAGGAGAAAAAATGAGTTATGTAGATGCCATATGGGATCGCGACAGTGATCTTGTCAAAGTAGTAGAACGTGACCCTAAAAAAGGTCGAATATACACAGATTTTCCAGCAAGATATGTATTTTATTATTCCGATAATAAAGGCAAATATAGATCAATACACGGCGAAAGCCTGTCAAGAGTAGTTTGTAAAAATTACAAAGAATTTCAAAAAGAGCTCCGAATACACAGCGGACAAAAATTATACGAAAGCGATATAAAAGCTGTGTTCCGTTGTCTAGAAGAAAATTATCTAGGTAAAGATTCTCCAAAATTAAACGTTGCATTTTTTGATATTGAAGTTGACTTTGATCCAGAGCGTGGCTATGCAAGTCCAGACGATGCATTTATGCCAATTACTGCTATTGCTGTTCACCTACAATGGCTAGATACCTTGGTGTGTCTTTCAGTTCCTCCAAAAACATTAACCATGGAGCAGGCTAAAGAGCAGGTTAAAGATTTCCCCAATACTATTTTATTTGAAACAGAAGGTGAAATGTTAGAAACATTTCTCTCATTAATAGAAGATGCAGATGTATTAAGTGGATGGAACTCAGAAGGTTTTGATATTCCTTATACTGTTAATCGTGTAACTAAGGCATTAAGTAAAGAAGACACACGCAGATTTTGTTTATGGGATCAAATGCCTAAAAAACGAGAATATGAAAAATATGGGAAACAGGCTATTACTTATGATCTTATCGGTCGTGTACACGTTGACAGTCTTGAACTATATCGCAAGTACACATACGAAGAACGCCATAGTTACAGGTTAGACGCAATTGCCGAGTACGAACTTGGAGAAACTAAAACAGTTTACGAAGGCACATTAGATCAATTATATAACAATGATTTTAAAAAATTTATTGAATACAATAGACAAGACTGTGCTCTACTAGATAAACTAGATAAAAAATTAAAATTTATCGACTTAGCAAATACTGTTGCTCACGAAAATACAGTATTAATACAGACCACAATGGGTGCAGTAGCCGTGACAGAACAGGCTATTATTAACGAAGCACATCACAGGGGAATGATTGTTCCATCTCGAGTCAATAGAGATAATCTAACTGATACCCAGGCCGCAGGCGCTTACGTAGCGTATCCTAAAAAAGGACTTCACGATTACATAGGTTCAATGGACATTAACAGTCTGTATCCAAGTGTGATTCGTGCGTTGAACATGGGCCCAGAAACTATTGTAGGACAGTTAAGACCGGAATATACTAAAATTGAAATTGAAAACAAAATGGCAAAAGGAGCAAGTTTTGCCGGAGCGTGGGAAGGAAAATTTGGCAGTAACGAATATGAATTTGTTATGAACAAAGACCGAGCCAATGATATAATTGTAGATTGGGAAAATGGAGATACTACAGTATTAAGTGGTGCTCAAATTTACGAAATGGTATTTGAAAGCAATCAGCCATGGATGTTATCAGCTAATGGAACTATTTTTACACACGAATACGAAGGAATCATTCCTGGACTATTAAAACGTTGGTATGCCGAACGCAAGGACATGCAGGTTAAATTAAAAGAGGCAATTAAAGCGGAGAATAAAATTGAAGAAGAATATTGGGATAAAAGACAGTTGGTTAAAAAGATTAACCTTAATAGCTTATACGGTGCTATTCTTAACGCTGGTTGTAGGTTCTTTGATAATCGTATTGGTCAATCCACCACCCTTACTGGCAGATCAATCGCACGTCATATGGCCGGCAAAATAAACGAAGTAATCACTGGAGAATATAATCATATTGGTAAAGCTATCATTTACGGTGATACAGATTCTGCTTATTTTTCGGCATATACTACTCTTAGAAAAGAAATAGAAAAGAAAGAAATCCCCTGGGATAAAAATTCTGTTATACAATTATACAATACCATTGCTGATGACGTAAATTCAACTTTTCCAGCATTCATGTTGGACGCTTTTCATTGTCCAAAATCACGCGGTGAAGTTATTAAAGCAGGGCGTGAAATTGTTGCTATTAAAGGACTATTCATTACCAAAAAACGATATGCTGTACTTTACTATGATAAAGAAGGAAAGCGTACAGATATAGATGGTAAACCTGGCAAAATTAAAGCTATGGGTTTAGACCTTAAGCGCAGTGATACTCCAGAATTCATGCAAAAGTTTTTAGAAGAAGTACTAACTAAGGTGCTTAATGGTGCCGAAGAAAACGAAATATTGGAGATGATAAGTGAATTTAGAACAGAATTTAAAAGCCGCCCAGGTTGGGAAAAAGGTAGCCCTAAGCGAGCCAACAATATTACAGAATACGAAGCAAAAGAGAAGAAAGCTGGCAAGGCTAATATGCCTGGTCATGTTAGAGCAAGTATTAATTGGAATACGCTCAAACGTATGAACAATGACAAATACAGTCAGCAGATAGTTGACGGTATGAAAGTCATTGTTTGTAAACTCAAAGATAATCCGCTAGGATATACATCAGTTGCATATCCGGTAGATGAACTCCGATTACCTAAATGGTTTCAAGAATTACCATTTGATCATTCAGAAATGGAAGCAACAATTATTAACAATAAATTGGATAATCTTATAGGTGTATTAGAGTGGGATTTAGAATCCACAACACAAAATAATACATTTGGCAGTTTATTCAGTTTTGAATAAAATTTATTTGACTTTAAAACAAAACCTAAATATAATTAAAGAAAGGACTATTACCATGCAAGATTTATTAAAAGATATCGTAGGACATACACATAATCTCGGATTTTTAAACATTGTAAAAATTTCAGGAGATGATTCTAAAACTGCGATCGATTCAATGGCAGATGACAGATCGGTTATTATGCAGGCAGAAACCGCAGATCCACATCCTGACATGATTGGGGTATTTGGAATGCCTCAGCTTAACAAATTAAAATATTTGTTAGATTGCCCCGAATACAAAGAAAATGCAGGCATAGAAGTTGTAAAACAACAGCGCAACGGAGAAGAAATACCTGTGGGGTTACACTTTGAAAATGCGGCAGGAGATTTTAAAAATGATTATCGTTTTATGAATACAGAAATCATTAATGAAAAGTTAAAAACAGTTAAGTTTCGGGGAGTTAAATGGGACGTTGAAGTTGAACCAAATGTACAGGCAATTCAACGTTTTAATTTTCAAGCAGGTGCTAATAATGAACATACAACATTTTTAGCCAAAACAGATGGGACTAATCTAAAATTTATATTTGGTGACCAAGCAACGCACGGCGGAGAATTTATTTTTGCGACCAATGTTACTGGCAGCCTAAATAAAGCGTGGACCTGGCCTATTGCTAGTATATTAGGTATTTTAAAAATTGCAGATGCTAACAATGCCAAGATTAGTTTTAGTAATGAAGGTGCTATGCAGATCACTTTAGACAGTGGCATTGCCACTTACAAATATATTATTCCGGCACAGGCATAATGATTAAGAGCATAAGTAAAACCGGTCGTTATCTTCAGGTAAATGGCGGTAACGCCGGTACTAACTATATTAACAACTACTCTGGAGCACAGGGTATCGGTAACATGAGATTTAATACCGGCAACCAAAATATAGAAATATATGACGGAAATGGTTGGATACAGTTATCTGGTGCCCATGCTACTGTAGGACTAGATTCAGAAGCAGTTGATCTTTTAGATTGGGCCAAGGCCAAACGTGAAGAAGAACGGAAGATTGAACGGTTGATCGAAACCAACCCGGCTGCTAAAATAGCATATGAAGCTGTCGTCAAGGCACAAGAGCAGTTAAAAATAACCACAATATTGAGTAAAGATGAAAAGACCACCAGTTAACCTAACCCCACTACAAAGAGATTATGCTGTTTATCTCCCAGCTATTAGTTCTTTCTATAGCACATATATTGCAAAACAAAGATTAGAAAAGTTT